CGTCTACCACCAAGCATTACAAGTTCTTGTGTAGCAAATCCGCCATTTATATTATCAAATTCAGCACTTAACCCACTTGGATAAATTTTAAAGTCATCTTCAGAAGGAAAAAATTCTAGTTCAGCAACATCATAAAGCTCATCATCATGGGGTATAGCTTGATTTAATTTTAATAAGTGATTTTGAAATTGATCAACAATTTCTACTTTCTCAAAATCATCTAAGTTATCTACAAATTTATCTAAAAAATGTATTGTCTCGTCACGAATATAAAAATCTTGTAACTGTGCTACTAAAAACTCATTTGCAATAGTATCATTTATATTTTCATCATGTATAATTTGATTTTCAATATATTCTTGTAGTCCTACATCTTTTCTAAGTGCCATAATTTCATCTGTAGATGGTAGGCGCATGTGTGCTTTATAAAAACTCTTAATTTTATCAAACAGAATTTGATTAATACCTGTAAAATATTGATTAAGAAGCTTAGAGTATAGCTCATTGCTTTGCGTATCTAAAAGACGCCGTAATGTTAATTTTTGTAAATCAATTGCCATTTGCCATCACTGGATATAAGTTGTTTCTATGCTCCTCTAAAAAATGTCCAGAATCTCCTTCAACATATAATTTATAAGATTCTCTTCCTGTTTCTTCAAGGATTGATTCAATTTGATGAATACGATATTTTATAGCAGATTCTTTCCATTCCATTCCAGAATCATATTGCCAATATATTTGCCAATGTATATCTTCTTTACCTTCATAGTGTTCTCCATATTTTTTACGGGCAGCTTCCATAGCATGAAGTTCTAGATATCTGCGCCTAACAGGATTACGGTATTCTTCAAGCCATTCTTCATCATATACTTCTTTTACTTCTGCAAATTGACTACTCTTAGCGATTAAAACTCTGTCACCTTTTTTAAATTTTATTTCTAAATCTTGTTTAATATGACTGACTGTAGCTTCTGATTTTTTACCACGACCTCTTAACGGTACATTAAGCTCTATTAAAAACTTTTTTACTCTTTGAGGAGATATAAAATTTCGTTTTCCAATTGCAGTTAGTCCTTGCCCACCAAGATAATCATCTGCTATAGATTTTTTTTCTTGTTCACTAAACGTTTTAAAACGTGCCTTTGCTTTAAGCTGTTTATCTCTTTCAATACGCTTATGAAAATCTTCAATTATTGTATCAAGACGCTTAGGGCTATAAGAAATACCTATATGATCACATACAACTTTTTTAGTTTTATTCTTTTTAAGCATCCATATAGCTTGTCTAATTTTTGCTTCCGGAATTGCTGGTAATTTTGCCATTTATCTTCTCCATTTTTTATATTGTAGCAGAAAAGTAACCAGATAGCAAGATAAGATTATTAATGTGTGATGAGATCGTCTTCTACAAAATAATTATCATTTATTATATTACGTATTAACCCTGTTTGTGTATAAACAATAGTAAATTGTTCATTAAAAAACCTATTAGATCGATATAATTTTTCTACATATATACAAGAAATATAACTTTCTAGTAAATCTTCGTATTCAATATCATTATCTAAAGAATTTGGATAATATGTTTCAATAAGTTTATGAAAATATGCTTTTTTATCCTCTAAAGGCATACCTAAAATATAATTAAGAGTATCATCTTTAATCTCACATAGAGATAAATCTGTCATATGTATTTTCCGATATTTTAATAAAAAAAAGGGGTAGCATATTTACTACCCCTTTTTCTCATTCGTAACAGTGAATTACTCTGCTACTGATTTTGGTGTATAATCAGTGCAGGAGAGACCACGACGGGTAAGAACCGTCTTGACTCCGCGAACCGTCTTGTCAAAGTGATCAGCAATCTCTTCAACCGTCATGTCCAGCATATCCTCAATCCCCTCATAAGGATCGCTCTTAGAAGTCTTCTTGTCTCGTTGTACTGCCCGAAGACCCATACTAAGAAGCTTACCACGAATTGAATTAACGGTACGTCCCAAAGATTCTGCAATTTCTTCCAGATACTTTCCATCTTCTACCATCGTCTCAATTTGTCCCTCTTCCTCCTCAGAGAAAGTACGCGGAGTAACCTTCTTTTCTGCCGGTTTAACATGAGAAGTCATTTCTAACGAAAGAGCCTTCCCGTTGATTTGCCGTGCGGTAAATTTACCGTCAGCAAAAGATGCAGCAATCTCATCTGCCGTATGTACGCCAGAGTTATCTGTCAAAAACTCAGAAAGAGCCTCTGTCTCATCTGCCGAGAATACCGGAGCTGCTCCCGGCTTCTTGGGTACGTCAAAGCCAAGTTTACGCAACTTAGCCGTGACAGAACGACGCGGAAAACCAAAGTCCTCCATTAGTGTTTCGATAGTTGCCTCAGTTACGCCACTATCAGCTTGTGAGTGCATTTCAGCAACCATTTCATCAGTGTATTCAAACTTACTCATTGGATTAAATCCCCTCGTTGATTAGATTTTAAAGTTTGCTCAAGAAGCTGTTGTCTTCTTGACTATGTAATGATTATAAGAGAAAATTGTATTCAAAGCAAGATAAATTTTGCGGAATCTTGTGTTATGCTTAAAATATATTAATCTTAAAATTCACCATTTAATATATTGGACTTATTTTGCCAATAGTCTAATATAATAATATTTTGCTTTACAGCTTTTTTATATTTAGAGCTTGTAGTATCTCCACCAGATATCAAAGCATAACAATCTTTAGTAACAGTAGATGTTATTGTGAACTTATGTCTTGCTAAATGTTCTGCTAAATCAGAACGAGACATATCCATTTTACCCGTAATACAAATTTTACGATTAGGAATATCAAACATTTCATCTACAAATGTATTTTCTTCTTCTAGTTGAAGTGGAAGTGTTTCCACCCATTCTTCATTCTCATCCAACCATGTGAGAATACTATCAATCGTGCTTGGACCCACACCTTTAATTTCGGTAGCTTCAATATCTCGCAGATTATTAAATCTTGAAATGTGGCGGGTAATGAGTTTTGCTGCTCGTTTTCCAACTCCTGGAATACCAAGAGCAGCAAGTACGAGTGAATAGGGTTTTGTTTTGGTGCGCTCAATTTCTTCTTCAATTTTTGCCCCATTAACTCCTAATATATTCCAGTTAGGGTTATCGAATAAATCTATAGGATGTATTAATTTTAATTTTTTTACACTTGCTGGACCAAGTCCTTTTATATCTAAAGTTTTAATAAAATGTTCTAAAACTTTAGTAGAGTTAGCTTGATGAGCAAATAGTTTAGGACCAACTTTTTTTAATTTACAGTTAACACCTAATTCTGCATGTTCTTTAGTAATTTTAAGACCATGTTTAGAGTGTTTAATTACTCTTAGAAATTTAGGTATAACACCTCCTGCACGCTCAATCTCGATTTGATCGCCAAGTCCTAAATTATGTTGTTGAATTTGTTCAATGTTATGAAGGGTAACACGAGAAATAGTTGCATCATCAAGTACTATAGGATCAACTATGCCAGTAGGAGCAGCTACTCCTGTACGACCAATTGTCCATAATACGTCTTTTAAAATAGTAGTTTCTGTAGATTCTTCTCTAGTTTTAAGTGCTACAGCAAATCGTGGGTATTTAGAAGTATAACCAAGATTATTACAGCGTTGCCAATCATTACAACGATAAACTACGCCATCACAAGGATATTCCCATGCAGCATCGTCTAGTACAGTAAAGAAATCCATATTCTGTAGTATATTAATTTTAGTAGTATAATTCATTGTAAGAGATAAAATATCGTGAGCAATAAACTTTATATTTCTTTCTTTGAACTCTACAGGAGATTTTAATCCTAGCGCACCACTTACATAATTGCGAAAATTATCAACTTTGTTGTCTGTTACACATTCGCCATTTATTACAACTTGCGCATGGTCTGTAACGATTTTAAGAGGGATGTTGGTAATTTCTCTGACGAGTTTTGTAACATCATCTCCCCTGTGTCCATTCCCTCTAGTGAGTGCCAAATGGAGTTTTCTATTTTTGTAAATAAGCGTAATATTAGTGCCATCAATTTTTGGGGTGCGTACATCCATCCACTCATCTAATTCATCCTTTTCATATATTTTTCTTAGAGAATATAAGGCATAAGGATGACTTACTTTACCAGCAGTACCTCCTACTTTTAAAGTTGGTGAATCAGAGTCTCGCCATCCTTGGGCTTTTTCTATATTTTCAAGTTTTTCATAAGCTTGGTCCCACTCTTCATCGGAGATGCTTGACGTTGATAAGTCATAATATTTGCGGGAATGCTCAAGAACGTAGTTCTTTAACTGGGGGTAGTTCATGCCTTGATCCTCTGTTGAAATATTAATGTAACATATTTAAAGGGCAATGACAAGATATTTTTTAATATGGATTGTGTTCTTCAAGTTCTTTTATTAAATCTTCTAAATACCATTTAGCTTTCATTAAATCTTGTATTTGAAGGTTTACATCATTTTTATTTTTTAAATTATAACGAGAAACATACTTAATTACATTAGCTTGATTCCAATTCATGTCCCAAGATTTGATGTATTTTGTAGTTTCAATTCCTTTATTATAGTGAGAAGGATGGTTTACCATGTCTTTAGATAATGCTTCATTTTTGTTTACTGAAGCACCCACGTCAAGTCTTATTTTATTTTCGTACGCCCATTTGTCTGGATCTTTAGCTACAGGTTTACCCCAAAGATCAGCGGGTACGTCTTCTCTTACTGGATATACATCTTGTGCTATATTTTCATTTTTATTCACAAAAGATTCTATTTCCTTAGAACTTCCTCCAGCACCTCTACGAGCCATATAATCCCAATAAGGTTCTCTTTCAATATTGAGCCAGTCTTCTTCGTGTCCATACATATAATCCCAATAAGGTTCTCTTTCATTTGCTTTAATACTAGTATTTGCTTCTTGTCCATACATGTAATTTGCTTTAGACATTTAATACATCCTTAATTGCAGTTAGTAATTTAAATAAATTTTCTTTTTTATTTAAATTTGTACCTTCAACTTGTATTTCAAGTAAATTTTCAAGATCTCGAAGCATAACTTTTACTGTTTGTCCTTTATCTGCTTCATCAATCTCTGGTTTCTCATATATTTTTAATTGAACAAGTTTACTTATAACACTACGATACCCTTTTCCAAAGTGTTTGGCAAGTTCATGTACATCTTTAATGCTATCTTTAGTATATAATGAAATTAATTCATTTTCTTGTTCATCGCTCCAAGCTTTAACGCTCATATTGTTCTCCAAACTCAAATTCTATTTGAGTAGTATATACAAATCTTTTACTAACTTCTGCAGCTGCTTCTTCTAGGAGAGGCAATAGAGAGCAAACTTCATCTGCTGGTAGTGCAAAACCACTCTTTGTAGGAAACCATTGTCCTGTGTCACCATCCATTGCGTATTCTCTAATATGTAAGTATAGATTCTCTCTAAACTCATTGACAGTAACTTTGACAGCATTTCCATTATTTTTATGAAACGCAGTTCCAAAATCTTTATTCATTTATTTTGTTTCTACTGCTGTATCCGTTTCAGTAACAACCATCGTTGTTTTTTCATTAGTAGAAGAGTTTTTATCTATTGATTTCCAACGAGTAATATGTTCATCTACTGCAGAGTCTTTTAGTCCATTTATTTTTAAATAATCTTTTAGATCTCCTTCAAGATCAAATAGTTTAAGTTTATCATCACTTATTTTCATTTAAATATTCCTTTAAAGTTGAACCTTCAACTGGTTTATT